ACGGCAAGGCGGCGGGATATTATACGAGCCGGACGATGGGCATATTTCGGGACTTCGCGGAGCTTGAGCGGCACTACAACGCAATACTCGCCGAGGCGCACAGGATACTGAAACCGAAAGGAATTTGTATTTTCAAGTGTCAAGATTACACGGACAGCCTGACGACGCTTACTCACTGCAGGGTTTACGAGTGGGCAACAGCGGCGGGTTTTTACGCCAAAGACCTCGCCGTATTGAACATACCGCAGGCAAAGGTCTACAACGGCAACACAGTACAGCGGCACCTGCGGAAAACGCACACATATTTTTATATATTTGAAAAGCGAGGACGGCAATGCAAATAGAGAGATTACCTATTGAACGGCTAAAAGCGGCGGAATATAATCCGCGCAAGGACTTAAAGCCCGGGGACGCGGAGTTCGAGAAGTTGCGCCGGAGCATTGAGAAGTTCGGATACGTCGAGCCTGCTATTTGGAATAAGCGCACAGGCAACGTGGTCGGTGGACATCAAAGAATAAAGGTGCTCAAAGCAATCGGGCATACCGAAGCGGATTGCGTCGTGGTAGACATGGACGAGGCGCAGGAAAAGGCTTTGAACATTGCGCTGAATAAAATCAGCGGCGAGTGGGATACAACGCTTTTGACCGCCCTGCTTCGGGACTTGGAGCAAAGCGGCTACGATTTGACTTTGACAGGTTTCGACGCGAGCGAAACGGCGGAGCTTTTCGGCGCGGGCGCGATCGAGAACGCGCATGAGGACGACTTCGACGAGAACAAGGCGTTAGAGGAAGCCGAGCGGCGCACACTAACGCAGCGCGGCGACATTTGGAAGCTCGGACGGCACCGCCTGCTCTGCGGCGACAGCACGAAGCCCGAGGACATATCTTTACTGTTCGGGAATGAGCGTGCTGACATCATGGTTACGGATCCGCCGTACAACGTAGATTACGCCGACCTTGTCGAGCACAGGCGCGAAGCCGGAATGTCGCAACGCACCTGCGCGGCCATAGCCAACGACAAAATGAGCGATGCGAACTTCAAGGCGTTTCTTTTAGATTTCTACAAAGCGGCGCACGGCATAATGAAAGGCGGCGCGGCATTATACGTTTTTCACAGTTCGCGGGAAATGCTAAATTTTATGACCGCGCTTAAGGATGCGGGTTTCAAGTACGCGCAGACAATAACGTGGATAAAAAACCATTTCACCATAGGGCGGCAAGACTATCAATGGATTACCGAGCCGGTTATTTACGGGTGGAAACAGGCGGAAGGCTGCCCGCACTATTTTATAAACGACCACACAAAGTCGACGGCATACGAGGCGGCGCAACTCGATTTCAAAAAGCTAAGCAAAGCCGAAGCAATCACCCTGCTCGAAAAGGTATTCGCGGAGGAAAGAACGACGGCCATATATTGCGACCGCCCCATAAAAAGCACGGAACATCCGACAATGAAGCCGATTAAGCTATGTGCGGAGTTCATATTCAACAGCAGCCGCGAGGGCGCGCTTGTATACGAACCGTTCTGCGGGAGCGGCAGTACGCTGATTGCGGCGGAACAGCTAAACAGGCGGTGTTTTGCGATAGAAATCGACACAAAATACTGCGACGCGACGGTAAAGCGATATATCGCCGAGGCAGGCGCGGATAACGTGGTTTTGACGCGCGGCGGAAAAGAAACAAAATATTCCGAAATCGGTTGAAAATCTTCTTGACTTCGCGCGAAAATTCCGTATTCTGTCCCCTGCCGGAAAAAGGCGGAATAAGCGAGTTTGACAAAATCGGGAAATTTGATATAATAGAGTTTACCAAAGGCAAGCAAAATACAAAGGCAACGGAGGACAGCGATGAAAGCCGAGGATTTACGCGAGGAACTGCGGCTCCTTATATACGGGCAGTTTAAGAAGGATATAAAAACGATAGACAACGACGACAAGGAAGACACCCTGCGCGTCGTGTTTACGGACGGCACGGTGCGGCGCATAAAGGTAAGTTAAGCCGCGAACAACACAAAAAGCGTAAAAAAGGGCGTGTAAAAGCGCCCTTTTTTGCACCCTAAAAACGCTCGAAAAAAGCCTGAAAATATTTTGAAAAAAGCTAAAAAAACTTCAAAAAAGCCCTTGACTTCCCCCCGATATTTCCGTATCCTCCCCCCAACAAAAACAAACGCGGAGGAACAACACAATGAAAAATCAGAAATTCGGAATCGAAATCGAAATGACGGGACTGACACGGGAACGGGCGGCGAACATAGTCGCGGCGCACTTCGGAACGACGGCTTACTATGCGGGCGCGGGATACAGCACCTGGGTTGCCAAGGACAATATCGGCAGAACGTGGAAGCTCATGAGCGACGCGAGCATAACGGCGCAAGGCGGCGAACAGGTCGAACTCGTAAGTCCGATTTGCGTATACGAGGACATCGAAACGATACAAGAGATAATACGCAAGCTGAGAAGCGCGGGCGCGAAAACAAACGACAGCTGCGGCATCCACGTTCACATAGACGCGGCACCGCACACAGCGCAGAGCTTGCGCAATATAGCGAACATAATGGCAAGCAAAGAGGATTTGCTTTTTAATGCTTTAGATATAAAGAGCGGGCGCGAGTACTACTGCAAAAAAGCGGACGCGGAGTTCATAGACAGAGTAAACGCCCACAAGCCCAAAAGCATAACCGAGCTTCAGCGGATATGGTACAACGGACACGACGAGAGCGACCGGCATTACAGCGATACAAGATACAGGGCGTTAAACCTTCACGCGGTATTCAGCAAAGGCACGGTCGAGTTCCGGCTTTTCAACAGCACAACGCACGCGGGCAAAATTAAAGCGTATATACAGCTTTGCCTCGCGATAAGCCGCCAAGCGTTAACGCAAAGGTCGGCGACGGCGGCCAAGACTCAAACGACAAACGCAAAGTACACTTTCCGCACATGGCTTCTTAGGCTCGGCATGATTGGCGACGAGTACGCGACCGCGAGGCAACACCTGCTCGCAAACCTCGAAGGCGACATAGCGTTTAGAAACGGGCGGGCGGCGTAAGCCGCTCCCCGCCTGCGGAGGTGCAAAGTGAACTACTATATAGCATACGGCAGTAACATGAACATAGAACAAATGGCGGTGCGCTGCCCCACGGCAAAGGCCGTCGGGACGGCAACGCTGAACGGATGGCGACTGCAATTTAACGGCGTGGCGACGATCGTGCCCGAGAACGGGGCGCGGACGCCCGTTGTCATTTGGACGATCGAGGGCGCGGACGAGCGGAGCTTAGACCGCTACGAGGGTTACCCCTATTTGTATTATAAGAAAAATTTAGCGGTGGAGCTTGACGGCAAGCGGATAACGGCTATGGCGTATATAATGGCGGCTGAATATGAGGAAGAAGAACCGAACGTCCATTATTATAGAACCATAGAGCGCGGGTATAAGAGCGCGGGCTTAAGCGACCGGCCTTTGATCGCAGCATATCAGCGGGCGCGGTATAAATAACGGCGGCTTCGGGTTTTTGTTTTTGTTAAAAGAGCGGCGGTAACAGACATTTGTCTACTGTCGCTTTTTTCGTTGGGTGGACCGTCGACGTGACGCACCCCCGGCGCACCCCCCGCGCACCCCCTGCGATAGGCGGACGGCGGGCGGGCATTCGAGCGGAACACATAAACACGCGCCCAAGGCAAATTAACGGCAAATATTAGGGGAAGGAGCGAGCGGCGAATGTGTCACAAAGTAAAAATAAGCAAGCGGCGAAACGGGCGGCAGACCGCGCCGTGCTGTTCATAAACCAACTCAAGCACACAAAGGGCGAATGGTACGGACGGAACTTCGAGCTTTTGCCGTGGCAGGAAAATATAATCCGGGAGGTTTTCGGGACGTTAAAGCCGGACGGATACCGGCAATACAGCACGGCTTACGTTGAAGTCCCTAAAAAAGCGGGCAAGTCGGAGCTTGCGGCTGCGGTCGCCCTGCTATTAACGTGCGCGGATAACGAGTACGGTGCGGAGGTTTACGGATGCGCGAGCGACAGGCAACAAGCTTCTATCGTATTTGACGTGGCGTGCGGCATGATAGCGCAATGCCCGAGCCTAAAAGTGCGCACAAAAATAATACCGAGCCAAAAGCGGATTATATACAAGCCGCTCAACAGCTTTTATCAAGTTTTGAGCGCGGAAAGCTACACGAAACACGGGCTGAACGTACACGGCGTTATTTTCGACGAGCTACACGCGCAACCCGACCGAAGGCTTTACGACGTAATGCTTCACGGCTCGGGCGACGCGAGAAAACAGCCCCTGTATTTCCTTATAACGACGGCGGGAACGGACAGGAACTCAATCTGCTGGGAGGTGCACCAAAAGGCGCGGGATATTTTGGATGGACGCAAAAAAGACGACAGCTTCCTACCCACAATTTACGGACTGGACGATGGCGACGATTGGACTGACGAGAAAAACTGGCACAAGGCTAACCCGAGCTTGGGCGTAACGGTCGACATAACCAAGCTGCGGACAAGTTTTTTGCAGGCGCAGGAAAACCCCGCCGAGGAAAACCTGTTCAGGCAGCTACGGCTTAACGAATGGGTAAAGCAGGCAACGCGGTGGATGCCGATGGACAAGTGGGACGCCTGCGACGCGCCAGTGGACGCGGAGGCGTTACGCGGACGGGCTTGCTACGCGGGGCTTGACTTGTCGACGACAACGGACATAACGGCGTTTGTTTTGATATTCCCCCCGCAGCGACAGCGTGACGCTGCACCCTCTACGGCTTCGCCGCTTGACGACCAATATATAATACTGCCATATTTCTGGATACCGGAGGAAACGCTGCCCGTTCGGGTGCGGCGCGACCATGTCATGTACGACGTATGGGAAAAGAAAGGATATATAAAGACAACCGAGGGCAACGTCGTTCATTACGGCTTCATAGAACAGTTCATAGACGACCTCGGCAAGATATACGACATAAAGGAAATAGCCGCCGACCAATGGAACGCGACACACACGATACAAAATTTAGAGGGGCGCGGCTTTACGATGGTTCCGTTCCGTCAGGGCTTTATCTCTATGAATTCGCCGACCAAGGAACTGATGCGGCTGACGTATGAACGCAAAATAGCGCACGGCGGGCATCCCGTCCTGCGGTGGATGATGGATAACGTATACGTCAAGACCGACCCTGCCGGAAACATAAAGATGGACAAGGAAAAAAGCACGGAGCGCATAGACGGCGCGGTCGCGCTTGTAATGGCGATTGACCGAGCGTTAAGAAACGGCGGCAGAACGGGCAGCGTGTACGACGGGCGTGATTTATTGATACTTTGAGGCGGAAAAACTATTTTGAAAACCTCAAAAAATTCACCGAATAGCCCTTGACTTCCGATACGAATTCCGATACCCTCCACCCTGCCAAAAAGGCAAAGGAGAACACGGACATGAAAAAACCGAGGGTTTATTTTCACGGCAAGACCGAAACGGCCGAACAAGTCTTCAGCAGGACGGCGGCAAAACTTGAGGCGGCGCAACGAATGCAAAGCTTCGTCGAGAGCGGTAAGTTTGCAAATACGCCGCAATTCAGCGCGGCGGTAAAAGAGCAATGCGGCATTATAAACGATCGCGTGGCGCAAATAGCCGCACTTTGCGAGCGGGCGCGGACGGCGGCGGTTTTCGAGGTAACGCTGAACATACTAAGCGAGGAAGTGTCGCTCATCGACCTTGACAGGGTCTACGCCAAGGGAGGCAACGGCAAATGGAAAAGCGTATAACGGTAACGGTAGCGAGCCGAGGGCACGAGGGTAATATTTATGCGATACTCGGAAAGGTACGGCAGGAAATGCGCAAACGGCAGTTGATACAGGCATATAACGATTTGCGCGACGATGTTATGAACAGCGGGTCTTACGCGGACGCAATCGCCCGCATACGGCAGGACGTAAACTTAGTTGACAGCCACGGGGCTATATAGGGAGGACGGCATGGACGAGTTAAAAGACAAAATAGGGACGGTAGTCAAAAACGACGGCGCAGGGCTTGCCGCCGCCTTAGGCGTGCGTGACATTACGCATACGGGCAACTTTCAATTTGAAGCCTCCTACAACGGTATTCCTATAAACATCTCAACGGAACCGACGGACGACGACGGCGGGGAAATACGTATAACGGGCGTAAGGGTACACCCCGACACGGTGCGCAAAGCGGGCATTACTTACCACATGATACGCGGGCGCGAAACGGCGGAAACATACATCGACCTGCCGATTTCGCAAAAGCGGTACGAACAGCTCGCAAAAGGGTTGCAGCCTAATAACAAGGTATGGCGCGAGGTGCGCGACGCGCTCGAACAGCTGACATTTTTACAGGGCTACGACGAACTCGGCGCATGGAATATTGAGCTGACGGTCGAAACATAGCGATAATAAATAAGTAAACGGGAAAAACCGCGCTCACGATTTTCGGGGCGCGGTTTTGCTTGTGCATATCGCACCGGGGAGGTCGAATGGGACTATTCGGAAACCGCGAACGGCGTTCCGCTGACGGCGGCACCGTAACGCACCATAAATCGGCGGGCGGCACCGACGCGGCGGCAAACCAAAAGCTCGCCGACTTTATAAAGAGCACCGACCTCGACGACGGCAGCGTTATGAGCGCGGGCGCAAACGTAACGGAGGAAACCGCGCTGACGACTACGGCGGTGTACGCCTGCGTCAAGGTAATAGCCGAGAGTATAGCGAGCTTACCGCTTCACTTGTATAAAGAGGACAAAAACATAAAGTCGCGGGCGCGGGATCATCCGCTATACGCGGTATTGCACGACCTCGCAAACGAGGAAACAACAAGCCTCAACTTCCGCGAGGCTATGCTCGCCTCCCTGCTGTTGTGGGGCAACGGCTACGCAAGGATCGAGCGCGACAAGGCGGGACACGTCACCGCGTTATGGTTTCTCAAGCCGAGCCGCATGGAGGTCAAGCGCGACAATGGGCGGATAGTTTACCGATACACGGAGGAAAACGGCTTACAGACGATAGACATTGAGGCGCGGGAAATATTCCATGTCATAGGGTTTTCGCTCAACGGCGTAAAGGGTATTTCGCCCGTGCGGCAGGCGCGGCAAAGCATAGGCTTGACGATGGCGACGGAGGAATACGGCGCAAAGTTCTTTTCTAACGGAGCAAGACCGGGCGGCGTTTTGGAAACGGCGGGCGTGGTAAAAGACCCCGAACGGTTGCGG